AACCGAAATTAAAGTTTCACGGCGACTTTCAAGAGGTTCGTAAACCTCTGTGTGGCATTCGCCGCGCCTCCGATCGTGTTCCCGACTAAACCTGACCACGAAACCATTTCGGAAGAAAGACATCCCTGTCTTTCTTACCGAACCTAACCGGCCGACCACCACGGCCAACTTACGGTACACATCAATTATACGTGTTTGGCATTAAATATGCCTATCACGCTATTTCGCGGTTATTGCCTATGAAGCAATAAGCGTTAAATACTCTACCGGCCAAATTTTCAACGAGCGGGGAAAGAAAGCGGTACTAGATATACCGCAGCGGCTCATTGCTGCATAGGCCGGCTGGTTCAGCCGACAGGAGCCATTCAGGCTCGGCAAGTTCTGGAAACGCCGCAATTGAACGAGAAGATAGCATCTCGGGCGGCATCGTCATGATGAATTGTGAACTAGTGAGCGCCAGCGGAGACTCGCCACCGAAGAAGCAGTGGGCGTTAATCGTGCACAGACCGTCGAGCGTTTCAGCGTCGTGCGTGCGCACCCACACCCGCTGCTTTGATAACAACGCCGGCGGGACTGGCGTCATGCCGTGAATGTGAGGCAGAAGAAAATTCCCATTACGAAAAACCACTTCGATGCAGACGTGCCAGCCCGCCTTGAGCGCTTCTTGAATGTAGGGCAGCGTGTTTTCGCGCTCTTCATTACGGCCGTCGATGTTGCCGAGGTGAGAAATAATGATACCGTCAAACCGCGGCCGACTACCCATAGCGACATCCTTGTCGTTAACGCCTCTAAGTTATCAATAAGAAAGGCCCATAGTACCAAGTACCAATGGGCCTGTCCACGTTACCGATTTTTTTGCAATCAGCCCGTGACGTTTTCGCTTGACACGACGAGGCGCAACTTTTCTTTGATCAGCGCTACCTGCTCGGCGTTGAGTTTGGTCGGATTCGCCAACTCGAAAAAGCCGCGCAGCCAGTTCAAAAATTCTTTGTCGGTCATGATAGGTTCCTATAAGATTTTCGCCGCAATCAAACAACCACGAGCCACAGCATGTAGCGGATCACGAGCGTGCCGAACTTCTTTGACCGGCAGCGGGAACTCGTTCTCCGTCAGTTTCTTGGCGAACATCTCGACGAACCCTTTGGCCCGCGATGTCCCGCCGCCAATGACCACCGGCAGCGGGTCTTTGAACTTGGGCAGTGCTTTATGCCCAAGCATGGCTGCGGCGAGCGTCTTCGTCGTGTAGTCGATCAGGCGCTCGTAATATGCCTGCACGGCCGCCAGCACGGGATTCTCGCTCGTCGGGCCGCCTAGCGTGAAATCGCCGTGTTCCTTCTCGACTTGAACTACCGAGTCTTTTTCGGCAGTTGCCACCGCGGCCATCCGGTCCACCCAGTCGCCAGACTTCGTAGTGCTGAACATGACGGTCGGCTCGCCGTTGAGCATCACGCAGACGTTGACCATGCCGGCGCCGCACGACAGCGCAATGCCAGTGTAGTCGTCATGCTCCAGTTCCGAGTAGCACAGCGCTTCGGCCTCGTTGATGGCCTTGGGCTCGTACCCGACGCTTGATAAGACAGCCTTGACGACGTCCTCGTGATAGCCGACGTCGAAGTCCTCGTCTTCTTGGTCAACGGGCTGGGCGGGCACACAAAACACAATCTTTTCGCCGGCTGTTTCGGCCTGCCCAGCCACCTGTTTCAAAATATACGCCAGTACGCGCTTGGCTTCTTTCTCTTTTGGAGAAACCACGCCGCGAAACATGGGGCGCTTTGCTGATTCGTTGCGTTCGACGGCCTTCTCGATGGCGTCTTGGCCGAGAATAATGAACGTGCCGTCAGCGTCCTTGACGAAGACTTTGCCCTGCAGGCCCTTTTCAATCATCCTCGTAGCGACCGGCGTGGTCGGCTTGATGACATAGAAAGCGTCGCGGAACTCTTTGTACTCGACATAGTCCGTCTGGTCGTCGCTGGTGAAACTCACGGGCATGTCGCCGCCCGAGGCCAGTACGATAAACGATGTGCCGACGTCTAAACCCTTCGCCATATACTACCTCTTCAGTTGCGCCAGTTTGGAAACCGATTGGTTTAGATTGTCTTCTAAAACCGTCTCTTTGCCAATCGGGGCGTTGTTGGTTTTGCTCATGCCGTCGGTCTTGATATCAGTGACCACGGTGCCGGTATCAATAGATATCTTCCGCAGATCAGTGGCGGGTTCAGCGCGCTTGCTGGCCGGTTTGGCCCGGTATTCCATAGTTAAACTGGGAGCCTCGCCAGCCCGCAGCAGCATGTAAATACCGTCCAGTCGGGCCACAATGTACCCGACCACAAGACCGCACACGCCTGCCGCAATGCCGATTAAGTAAGTATTCACGGGGCCTCCAGCGCCCTAATTATACACTTAACCGGCAGATTCACCACGCTTGCGCTCCTCGTCGCAGCGAAGTATTTCCTGCACGTCGAACACATCTGGCGCGCATTTGGCTGCCGCGTGAATATCGTACGGGCGCGGATAGTGCCGGAGTAACCACAGGGCTTCCTCGCGGACAGCCCGCGGTATTTTCTTGATGCCGTTCTCGTTGTACGGGCTCACCAAACGCACGAGAAAGTCATGCACGTTAACGATCGCCCGGGTTCGTTCGCGTGGGAGGGTCATTTGTTATTGTGGTCTTTCTTATGGGTCGGCGTGGTATTGAAGAAGTACGGCATCCACGGATTAGACGGCGGGATCGTTGGCCAGTAATGCGGTTTCTTTACTTCCGAAATGTTGACCGTCTCTGGCTCAAGTTCGCGCACGCGGGCCTTCAGCATCACGATTTCGTTCTCCAGCGTCAGCAGGAGTTTCTCGATCCGCGCCATCTGGTCTTCTTTTTTGGGCTTTTTGGCCTTCGGCGCGGGGGCTGCTTTTGACTGCTGCTTGGCGGCAGTCAGGTTTTTGGCGGGCTTGTTGTCGGCTTTCTTTGTCATGGCATCCATACCTTGTTGGGGTCAACGTTTCCTTTAGTAAACACCGGCAGCGTTTCGCACACCGGGAACATGTCTTCGAGTTTTTCAAAGACAATCTTGTCAGTCGCGCCGATGCCCTCGGGCATGTCGTCGATCCAGATATCTATTTTGTAGCCCAGCGCCAGCGTTCGGTCGCGCTTGGGCGAGTGGTTGCAGAAGATAACATCGTGCAAAAGGCTGTAAGTCTGCGCGCCAAAAACTGAGAATAGTTCGCGCCGGGTAAACGCGCTCTCGTTCCGGCCCGTGACGCAGAGCACTTTGTGCCCGCGGTGAACGGCGTGCCGAATAAAAAAGCGCCAGAACTCGACGTCGCTGGTAAACGTGCGGTCGAAATCTATGGCCATCGTGGTGTGCCGAAACGGCGTCATGCGTGCCAATCACCCATGTACTTCACGGCAATGTATGTGCCTAGAAACGCCCCAATAGCCAGCGGAATCAGATACCACGGGTTATGAAGATAGTTCATGACCCCGTAGGCGCCCAGACTGTATAAGACAGCGCTAATGGCACTAGCCGCAAGCGCCTGCCGGCGGCTGACGCAAATCACGTACAGCGCGTACAAAATATCAAAGAACACATAAACAACGAAGACGGTGAGCGCCGTCCACCAGTTAAAATCATCCGGCGTCATGTAATATGCCCCTTCTCGATCAGGTGCGAAAAGATATCCATGAGTTTCGTGCAGCGCAGGTTATGTAACTTCTGCACGCCAATCAGCACGTTGAGCATGTCGTCCACGTCCACGACGTCGCCTTCCAGATGGCCGTCGCCAATGCTGTCAGCGATGAGGGCGATGTCTTGTTCAGTGCCCCAGCAGTCCATGATGGCCTGCTCTAAATCAAACCGTGTGATTTCTTTCATGTGTGCGCCTATACCATGTCAGACCGGACCCGGGGAACTACTAGCGCAATGCCACGCAGCATCCGCTTCATTTTCTCAGCGTCTTCATAACTATCTTGCAGTTGGTCTTCATAAAAGACCTTCAGATAGGCTGATTCGGTCGGCATGAACGTCGCCAACTCGTCCAGTTGCGTCAGGCGCTTGGCGTAGTTCTCGACCACTTGTGTTTCGAGTTCTACAGCGCCCAGCAAGATATCTTCGATGCGCTGATACACGGGGAACGCGTGGTTATTCTGGTTTGGCTGCGGGAAGTTCATGCCCCACAGTCGGTCCATAAACTGCTGCACGTGCTTCATTTCGCCTTCAGCAGCCTCGGTCAGGAACTCTTTGTACTCGCACGCGTGCAGGCCAGTAACGGCGCTGGCGTGATAGAGATAATACTTTAAATGAGTCCACTCGTTCTTGAGGTCCTCATTCATCTTTTCCAGAAACAAGTCGAGCGGGCTGGGAGGGCTCATAGCGCAACGGGGCTCCGGGTGATATCGGCCATCGGGTCAAAGTTCGGCGACGCTGCGGGCCGATGCTGAAACAGCGCCAAGCCTTCGGGTGTTTCGGGCGGCGGAATAAGTTGGCTAATCGGCATGTTGTAGCAGTCCCAGCGAAAGCGCCAGTTCTGATTGCTAGCCGGATCAATGGTACCGCGCTTGCCGAAATAACTATCTTTGTAAAACTGCTCCTTGGGCATGAAACCCAGAATCCAGACTTTGGAGAAGTCCATCAGCGTGCGCACAAAGAGGTAATAGTCGCACTGCTGCTTGATGTTCGACGCGGCCACGCTGCAGTTGTAGTCTGGCCTCGGCTCCGACGTGCACTGCTTGGTTTTGACTTCCACGCGCCCTAGATGCAGCCGGTCGAGTAAATCATAGTGAAATAGCGAGTCGCCAGCCGATGGCTCCCAGTCAGTGTAAATACTCTTGCTCATCTCCTCGCCGACCATACCAGCCAGCGTGCCCTTGCCGCTCAAGATCGAGTTATTCAAGTGGCTTTTGCCGCTGCGAGACTTTACAAAATCAGTTAACTCGCGTTCGCGGCGCTGGGCATTATCAATCTGTTCCGGGGTTGGAAGCAGCAGAATCATGGCGAATCCTTTCGCGTGAATAGCAGCCTCGTGCTGCTATGGTATGCCGGCCTGATCTTCTTGCACTGTATCTGCCGCGGCTATTTCCTTCAAGACGACTTGGCGGTATGTACAACAAACGTCAAGTTTTTTTGCTATAAAACTTGACGTCTATACGTGGCTTACACTTCGTAGAGCCACGACGGCCACGGCTCGTTGGTCACCATGTCGGGCTCACGACCAAAGAATTCCAGCACGGCTGACTTCACGCCAAAGACGCCAGCAGAGAGCACGCCATCGAGATAGTCATGGCCGGCAATAACGCCGCCTTTGCGCACTTTTGGAGCCCATGCTTTTAAGTCTGTGAGCACGCCTTCTTTCGAATGGTCCGCGTCGAGGTACACGGCGTCGAGAAAGCCGTCTGGGACTTTCTCGGCGGCTTCCAGTGACGTGGCTTTTACGCACACGCCGCGATGATTGTGCCGGGCACACACAGCCAGCGCGTCGTTCATGCAATCTTGATGGGCTTCGTCCGTGACGTTCGATACGTCTTGATAGCCGTCGACGTGAATCCAGCGGTCTACCATGTAGAGTTGACCGGGCCAGCGCGCCAATAAGATATCAGCAAACTCGCCGCGCTGAACGCCGATCTCAAAGGCTAATTCGTAGCCCCGCGCGGTAAACAAGTCGCCCAGTTCGTTGCGGGTTTGCATGTGTGGCTCCACTCGTGGGTCTGGTATTACGAAAACAGCGTGCCTAAGTATTCCAGCCACTGGGGCTTCAAGACAGCCCAGTCAAACGTACTAGCCGTCTGGAGCGCCGCCCGGTGCATCATGGCGTAGAGTTCGTGATTTGCCTGCAGGGCTTGAATCACCTCGACGGCTTCTTCGACGAATTTATCTTCTTCGTAGGGCAGCACACCGCCACCGCCTCCAGCAGCGAGTGAGCCGAACAAGCCCGCGTCAGTGCCCAAGACTGGCACGCCGGCCGCCATGGCTTCAAACGCCACGCAGGGCTGCCCTTCGACCAGCGAGCAGAACATGAGCAGGTCGATTTCGCGGTACAGCCGGTCGCTCGCTAAGTAGTGAATCTCCTGCACGAACTGCGGCGCCACGATCTCCATGCCCGTGCGCTTGGCTACTTCGAGGGCTAGTTTGCCGCGCTTCACATCAATCGTGCGGTCCCAACGTTCGAACCGGCCGAAGTAGCCCAGTTTTTTGACTTCTGTGCTCATAGGCCGCTCGTAGTTTCGTACGTGCACGCCCACTGGAAGAATCGTCGGGATACGCGCAATATCGTAAGCCAGTGAGACTGTCAGGAGTTTCGGCCCCACCACAGCGTAGCCGCGCAGCCCGGCGAATTGCTCTTTGGTTACGCCTTGCGCCAGTGGATGATAGATATCCCAGTCTTGATGCGCCATGCCGACGATTTTATTCAGCGGCACGCCATAGAGATTATGCAGCGAGAACGCGCCTTCCGGCGTCGACCAGAACAGGTCGTATTTATCAATGAGATAGTTGAACGTCTCTTGCGTATACGACTGCGACCAACAGAGATAGTCGCAGTCGTACTCGGGGTAGAGGCACTTCCGCAGTTCGTTGTGGATGTTGCCGAACGCCCAGCCGTTATGGATAAAGAAAAGTATCTTTTTCATGCGGTTTTTATACCGCGGCCCAAAAATCCTGTAAACAGCACTTGCTAGAGTTTTTTCAGGATTTCCGCCACTAAGGGGTGCCGCACGACGTCGCCATAGTCGAACTTTACCGTGCCAATGGAGTGTACGTTGTGCAGGCGTTTGACCACGTCCATCAGGGGAATATTGTCCCGAAACAAGTCGCTCTGGTCAGGGTCGCCGGTGATCACCATTTGCGTATTTTGCCCAAACCGACTCAAAAATAACTTCAGTTGCTGGTACGTCGCGTTCTGGGCTTCGTCAAAGATACATATGGCGTCATTGAACGTCCGGCCGCGCATGTAGCACAGTGGCGCCAGCACGACGGCTTTATTAATGATTTCTCGCTGCGCCCCGCCTTTGCCCACCATGATTTCCATGGCGTCGTACAAGGGCTGCATGTAGGGGTTCACTTTCTCGCCGAACGTGCCCGGTAGAAAGCCCAACTTTTCGCCGGCTTCGACAATGGGGCGAGTGAGCACGATTTTGCTCACGCGGCGAGACAGCACAGCGTTAATCGCATATGCCATAGCCAGAAAAGTCTTGCCCGACCCCGCAGAGCCGAGCAAAAACGTCATCAAATCATCGTTCATCGACTGCCACGCGCGCTCTTGGCTCGCGGTCCGCAGTTCGATTTCTATCTCTTTGTAAACGTTCTGTTCTGTCTTCTCCTGTTTTGCTTCCTTGCGTTTGGCCCGTGCTGCTGACTTCTTCGCGGGGCGTCGTGCCATAGTGCGTTCCTTCGCGTTAGTTTTGCTTCATTTCTTTCTGGGTTTTCTTACTACCTACTGGGCGGCACGATCCGCGCGAATAGGACTTGGCGCCCGGGACTGGCTCATAGCCTTTCCAGCACCGCGCGAGTTTTGCGCCAAACTCTTCTGCGGCGGAGCACTTACAATTCCACTTGCGCAATGACTTGTTAATGCGCGAGTCCGGGTCTTTGGCAGTACTCGCGCCTGTGTTCACGCGCTTCATGCCGCACATGCGAGAGCAAAACGAGTTCTGCCGCTTGTCGCGCTCGCCTGTGGGATTGGACTCTGTGACCGGGGCTTTGAGTGTGCCGCCGGTCTGGGCTTTGTAACTCGCCCGGCCCTTGGCGTTCAGGCCGCCTTCTTCGTTCTTGCCTTCGCTGCGCTGCCATGCCGGCGAACTGGCCGCAGACTTCGAGCACGCCACGACCGTCACTTTCTTAACGCCCACTGGCTTGGGTGGCGCTTCAGCCTGCTGCCGCTTCTCCAGTTCGTTTTGTCGCCGAGCGTCTTCTACGCGGTATGGCGCGCCTTTGGCCTGCTCCGCCTTGAGGTCGCTGAGTTCCTTGGCGTCCATATCATTGAACGCCCACTTCTCAATTAAGTTCAGCACAGGTGTGTTAGCGCTGCCGCTCTTGCCGGTTATCCAGTTGGACACTGGCGCGTAGAGATTCTCTGCGCCCCACCCGTAGAGCCCGGTGCTATCAGCGTAGTTTTGGCCTTCTTGCATTTTCATATTTAACTCACTGTTAGGGTCGTCGTACTGTTGAATCATGGTGCCGGCGTTTTGATACGCCTGTTGCACGGCTTCGGGTGTGTCTAAACTTGGGTCAAGCCTTTGCATCAAACGCATCTTGGTTTCTTCACCCACGGGCAGCGACATGAGTTGCCGCAGTTGGCCAATTTGAGACTTACTATCTGCAATTTGTTGGGCTACTTCCTCGCGCGTGCCGATTGGCTTATTACTCATTGCGGCCATCGGATTCTCGCCTTTGAGCGCCGACAGGTCAGCCTTTTCGGGCATCATGCCAGTGAATGTGCCGATGTTATACATAGCATCAGCCGACATGTTGGCTGCGCCTTGGCCGAATAACCCACCAGCCGCGCCGCCTAAACCAGCCGCGCCAAGACCAAGCAAACCCAACAGGCCCATGCCAGTTCCGCCGCCACCGAAAAGCGACGACATTAAACCAACAGCAGCCATCGGCACGCCCAGACCAACCATCCACTTGGCTTCCTGCGGCATGCCGTTCCACGCTTCAGACGCTTGGTTCCACATCTGGCCAAAGCCCTGCGGCGTCTCGGCTAACTCTGGGTGCGCCGCGGCTTGCGCAGCGACGTTGGCTTTCATCACTTCTTGGCCCTTAGCGGCAACTTGTTGGTTAAACTGCTGGGCTTCAGGCGTGTCATTGCCGGTGTGAACGTCTTGCAGGCCCTTTTGTTCCACTGGCGACAGCGACTGCATATGCTGCTGCATGGCTTGCTGGGCAATTTGCGGCTGTTGCTCTTTCGGCGCGCTCTGCAGCGACGTGGAGAAGTCATCGTCAAACGGCCGCCGCGGGGCTGGAGCGGCAGTGGCTTGCGGCTTGGGCTGTGTTTGTGCTGGTTGTGTTGGCTGGGTCTGCGTGGGCTGTGGCTGCGCTGGAGCCGGTGCCGCAGCCGGCGTAAACGTGCGCGGATTGTTGGCATCAGCCGGCGTTAAGAAATCTTCAGCCACCGGGGCGCCAACCTGATACCCGTTTAAGTTTGTCAATTCACCGTTGTTCATTACGGGCGTGTATTTATGCCCTGTAGCACTAGAAAAAACAGGGCCGCGGGACGAGTCCATACCAACGAACGCGTCATTTTTGTTGTACGGGCTCACTTGTGGCACAAGCGGCTTTGGGCCTGCTGCACCACCGAGGGCCGGAGTAGATAACTTTGCCGGACTGGCACCCAGACTCGGCGCACCGCCAGTAGATAACTTTGGCGTTGCACCCATAGCGCCGCCAGTTGGCGCAGGCGCTTTTACCGTAGGCGGCGAAGCAGTC